TTTCTCGGATGCCACATTAAGTATACTAAGTGGACTGAATAATCCTTTAGTTAGAATACACTACACTAATTTATTTCCTTTAAGTATTAGTGACATTAGATTTGATACCACACAATCTGCGGACACAATATTGACTGCAACGGCAACATTTAGATATCAATCGTATACCTACTTGACAGTGTAATCATTTTGTGTTATAATGTTTTGAATAGATAGAACAACATTAAGTTGTTGATTTTGAAAGAGATTTTGTTATTTGAATAGATAGATGAATAGATATGGAAACACTTGAACAAATTTTAAAGATGTGGGAAAGCGATGCGGTTATAGACCAAACCGAGCCGTCTAAAGAATTATTAAACATTCCCAAATATCACAGCAAGTATCTTGGTATTTTAACCAAGCATAAGATTGCGTCCAAAAAAGCCCACTTTGATTATCTACGTATGCGTAAAGTCAAATGGGAATACTTTACTGGCAAAATGTCCGAAGAAGAATTGGAACAATATGGTTGGGATCCATTTCAATTTGCACTCAAATCGGATATCAACACCTACCTAGAAGCAGATAAAGACCTCATCAAGTTACTTGAAAAGAAAGTATACCATGAGGAAGTTACATCCGTGGTTGAATCAATTATGGCCGAACTTAAACAAAGAACGTGGCAGTTAAGAGATTTTATATCCTGGGAAAAATTTATAGGTGGCCAATGAACAAAGACCATATATCCAGAAGATATACTAAAATGCCTTGGGGTAAACATAAAGGTAGGTATATCAAAGACTTACCAGATTCTTACTTGGCATGGGCAACCAAACCAGGAAACTATGAGCAGAGAAGTTTGGTTATGTGGTTTCAAGAAGAACTAGATTATAGAAAAAATTATGGAAACAAGTGAACACATCACAATAACCAAAGTAAACGAAGTTTACGGCAAAGTGGAATGCGAACGCCACGTTGCACGGGAACTATCAGAGTACTTCACGTTCTTTGTACCTGGTTATCAGTTCGTTCCAGCCTATCGGAATCGCATTTGGGATGGTAAGATTCGTCTATTCAATCTACAGACCAGTCAATTATATCTTGGACTAGTTCCATATCTTACAGAATTTTGTGATGAACGTGAATATGCCTACTCACATGACCTAATTGAAGATGAATATTCTGTGTATCATGCACATAAATTCTTTGATACTTTGAATCTACATTCACAAGGCAAACCAATTGGTGTCAGAGAACACCAAGAACATGCGTTCATTGAAGCAATACAGAAACGTAGAACCTTGTTGTTGTCACCAACCGCATCAGGCAAGTCACTAATCATATATTTGATTTGTCGTCAGTTGTTAGATTATCAAAATCTAAAAGGTCTTATTATTGTGCCAACCACCTCATTGGTTGAACAGTTGTATGGAGATTTTGGAGATTATGCAAGTGAATCTGGTTTTAAAAACTACATGCACGTACACAGAATCTACCAAGGTAAAGAAAAAACAACAGACAAAGCAATAACAATCTCCACATGGCAATCACTTTACAAGATGCCGCCAGAATACTTTCATCAATTTGATTACGTCATTGGTGACGAAGCCCATCTATTCAAAGCACAGTCTTTGACTTCCATATTAACATCATGTNTCAATGCCAAGTACCGTATTGGTCTTACTGGAACTTTGGATGGAACAAAGACACATAAGTTGGTACTAGAAGGTTTGTTTGGAGCAACTAAAAAAGTTGTAACAACCAAAGAGTTGATTGACAAGAAACAACTGTCATCTTTCAACATAAAGTGTTTGGTACTAAAACATTCTGAGGAGATTTGTCAACAAATGAAAGACAAGTCTTATCCAGATGAACTGAAGTACTTAATAGAATCTGAAAACCGCAATCGTTTCATCCGTAATTTGGCAGTAAGTTTAACCAAAAATACATTGGTATTGTTTCAAATGAAGAAACACGGTAAAATACTGTACGAAATGATTAAAGAAAAGGCCGTTGGTCGTAAGGTATTCTTTGTTGATGGTGACGTTGAAACAGAAGTCAGAGAAGAAATACGTAGAATTATGGAATTAGAAAATGATGCAATTTTTGTGGCATCATTTGGTACAACAAGTACTGGTACAAACATTAGAAATTTGCACAACATTATATTCACATCACCATCTAAGTCTAGGGTTAGGAATCTACAGTCTATTGGCCGTGGTTTAAGACAGTCTGATGGCAAAGAGATTGCAACTCTTTATGATATTGCAGACGACCTTAGAATCAAAAAACACACAAACTTTACTCTGCAACATTTCGTNGAAAGAGTGAAGATATATAATGAAGAACAGTTCTCTTTTAAAATTTACAATATAGGACTAAAAAATGGCAGTTAAAATTTTACGATTTAAAGACGGTCTAGATGTAATCTGTGACTGCATTTTTGAGAAAAATAACAAATTGGTGATTGACAATCCCATGTTGTTTGAACTCAGAGGAACAAACCTTATGTTACAACACTGGTTACCGGTGTTCGTAATGAAAGGTGAGTCTGTTGAGGTTGGCATAGATAACATACTATGCACAATGGATCCAACCGATGATTTTGAAGAATATTATTCATCAGCTATCACCAAGTTGAAAGACTCTGAGAGGAAAGAAAGAGAAGTGGAACTCAACGATGAGGTACTAGCTGCTTTCGAAGAAAAGGAAATTGGTAAATCCTTAATACATTAACATCATAGGGGAACACCGAGGACTATATCACATGTCAAGCCCCTTGTCAACAACTTTTTATGGTACATTTGAATGAGTAAACAAAAACATTATATAAACAATGCAGACTTCTTAAAGGCACTTGTCGATTACAAGACCAGATGCGTAGAGGCCGAGGCCGCAGGTAAACCAAAGCCAAACATTCCAAATTACATTGGTGAATGCTGGATGAAAATTGCCGAAGGTTTGTCACATAAACCAAACTTCATTAACTACACGTACCGAGATGAAATGGTTTCGGATGGTATTGAGAATTGCTTAATGTACTTTGCAAACTTTGACCCAACAAAGTCTTCCAATCCATTTGCATATTTTACTCAAATCATTTACTTTGCCTTTCTAAGACGCATACAGAAAGAAAAGAAACAACTGTATGTGAAGTATAAAGCCACAGAGATGTACGGTATTCTGGATGAGTTTGAAATGTTGGAAGGTGAAGATGGCAGTACAAAGCAATTTGAGCTATATGATAATATTGCAGAGTTTATCGGAACATATGAGGATGCCAGAAAAGCAAAGAAAGCCGAAAAAGATGCGGCAAAGAAACCAAAAGGGCTTGAAAAATTTATTGAGGAGTGATATAATGAAGATTGGTTTTAATTGTAGTACACTGGATTTATTCCATGCGGGACATGTTACAATGTTAAAGATTGAGAAACAACATTGTGACCATTTGATTGTAGCAGTGCAATCAGACCCAACTATTGATAGGCCTGATACCAAAAACAAACCCGTACAATCTTTGTATGAAAGGTTCGTTCAAGTGTCTGGATGTAAATATGTTGATGAAGTATTGGTGTATGAAACAGAAGAAGATTTGGAAAACATTTTCAAAACACAAACTATTCATATACGGTTTTTAGGTGATGAATACAAATCAAAACCTTTTACCGCAAAACAGTATTGTCTTGATAACGGTATAGAATTGTTTTTCCATGATAGACAACATCCATACAGTAGTTCTAAATTGAGACAAAGAGTATATAATGCTGAGGTTGAAAGATTGAAAAAATTAAACGTGGAATATGATGAATGTCAAAAGTAGCAATAATTACAGACCAACATTTTGGTGCCAGAAATGACTCAACACTTTTTTTAGATTTCTATGAGAAGTTTTATAGTGACACATTCTTTCCTACCTTAATAAAAGAAAAGATTGATACTGTACTTATTCTAGGTGATACGTTTGACCGTAGGAAGTATATCAATTTCTTTTCATTGAAACGTGCCAAACAAATGTTCTTTGATCCATTATTTCAAATGGGTATTCAAGTTCATATGTTGGCGGGTAATCATGATACTTATTTTAAGAACACTAACGATGTTAACTCAGCCGATTTATTGTTGGGTGAATATGGTATCACCTTAAATGTTATTGACCATCCAACCGAAATATATGTTGGACCACATAAGATTTGTATGATGCCTTGGATATGTCCAGAGAATTATGAAGATTCTTTAAAGACATTAAAAGACACCGATGCAAAGTTTTGTATGGGTCATTTTGAAATTGCTGGTTTTGCCATGTATCGTGGTATGCCATCCGAAGGAGGGTTAGACCGTGGAATTTTTAGGAAGTTTAGTCACACTTTTAGTGGTCATTACCATCACAAATCTTCTAGTGATGATATCTACTATTTGGGAAATCCGTA